TGATGCTTGGTTCCAAGTGTTAGTAAATCTATCGTAACGAATGAATGCTCTATCGTCTTTCTGTAGAGAAACACCAGTATACTGAGCACAAACCATTGATTTGAAACCAGATGCCTTGCTACCATCAGCATGTAGACCACAAATACCCCAAGTCGAACGAATCGACAAGTTAAACATATAAGGAGACGCAGACTCTACAGAGTCAACTTCTGCCTGTACAAATGCATTAGTAGATAGACCATTAGCAGTAGTATATGTCTGGTTATTTTGTAAACCTAAACCAGCAACACTACCTGGGAGTTCAAACGTAAACTTCCTACGGTTATTACTATCAATAGCAGTAACATCAAACGTACCATTTAATCCATCATCTAGACCATTTTCTTGAATAGCAACGTATTGACCTTTAATATACCCGTGAGCAATCTTAGTTGTTACATTGACGGTAACAGTACCAACAGGAGAAGAATTGATAACTTGAATAGACTCAATAGTTCTTAAGTCAGAAAGAGGTCCAACAATTCTAGTTTCTTGAACTTTAGTACCAAACTCATCAGGATCATCAATAGTAGGTTGATATTGAGAGAATGCCTTAGATATCTTTTCGTAGTAAGAATCGAGATCTTTCTTTTGAGCATACTCAAATACAGTAATTTTATGGTGAGAATACTCAGGAATTTCTAGTTTAGCAACATCTCCCTTACGTGCATATACTTTACCAACACCATTGGTAGAATCGTATAGAGGAGATTTAGTTGTGGTATCACCATCTTTGATAGTAAACTGCCAGATATATGCACCACCAGTTACATTAAAGATAGATGTTCTCGCACACTCTTTATTAGCAGGATCGGGAACATATAGAGGACGAAGAATTGTACGACGAAGATCGTAACCAATTAAAGAACAACCACGAGGAACGATTACACCGCCATCTGAACCGTTAAATCTGTAGAGAACGTTATTAGAATTAGACAGATCCAAAACCGAAGAATCTGCCCAAGCATTATTTTGCTGATCAAAACCGAAGACGTCAATTAATGATGTAGTATCAACTCCAGGACGGTTGTCAATATAGTGGTCACCAGGCATTAGCATGATGGTGAACTCATCAAATCTATCGTTATCTACCCCAGGCAAATATGAATAACGTGCAACTTCTAGAAATGCTCTCTGAATCGTCACAAACGGGCGATTTGGAGAGTTACCTCTATTGTCTAGTTCATCACTAGCGTTAAAATCATCTGGCGATACGTAAAGATATCGACCTGTCTTACTCGAAATCAGGTTATCTAGTCTTGTTAGCGGCATAATTCAGCTTACCAAAGCGGTTTTAATTTGGTCCTCTGGGTTATTTATCAGAGTTTCTATCCAAGTCCTCTATGCTTTTTCTAATGTCTTCATGCAATCTTTGAATTGCTTTTCTAGCATCGGAAGTTTCTTCCCACTCCCAAGTTTCACCTTTTGAACTTACATATGATTTTTTAGTCATAACATCCCGTGTTTATTCATGTATTGTAGTGTTTCTTTCATGCTACCAATATGTTTGGTATCAATAGCAACTTGAGGATATGTTGCGTCACCACCAAACTCCATCTCGAACTGATATTGTTCAAACTCTTCTCCCACAGTATATAGATGAAATTCAGATACTTCTGGTAATGCTTTAAGTAGTTGTGCGATTCTTTCACACTCTTGACTACCGTTACTATAAATTACCGCTGTTCTAGTCACGCTGCCTCCAGTCATCAGGTCTGTCTGGTCTGAACCAGTCTTGTATATCATCAGCACCTTCAAATCTATCTCTGTATCTGGATGGGTCTGGATCACCGAGTCCCATCCTATTCAGAAAATCCTCGGTAGTTCCCTCCTTAATATTTTGTGCCGCTTGCCGACGTGCTTGTTGTAACCAATTTCTAGCAGTTGTATTTGCTTTAGACAGTTTTTCTGCCCATATCATATCCTCTAGAGGGACTTCTTTTCCGTTAGCGATTTGCTTACATATTCCATCTAGTCTGAGTCGATATTTGGTTGATAGCATATTACTCTCGTAATTTAGTTTCTAGGTCTGAAAGTCTTAAAGACTCTGCTTGTGCCGCTTCTTTGCGATCACTTACAATATTTAGTATGTCTTCAAGGATAACTTCATTATCTATGCCGTCATCAAGATACTTAAAGATTGCTTCTTTCAGATACCTATGCCTATGCCACTCTTGTGAATATGGTTTATAATGCATGATCAAAAAAATAAAAGAGGGAGGTTGGATTCCTGTGTACCAACAAATAACGGGCATTACTACAGTAAGTAAATACGTCATTGCCTGAGACCCGATTGGTTGATCGGTTCTACCCTGCGGTAGCAGCACCACCTGTGTCTCATCACCTTAACCAGCGGTTGCCAGTAAGTTTATTCAGTCACTCCCATGTTGCGTCCAACATTATTAATATAACACACTACTATTTAGTTGTCAAGCGTTTCTCTTAATTTACGAATTGAACCCTTTAAATTATCAAACATCTGTTCTACAGTTGCACCTCTAGGCATACCCATCTGTCTTAATGACTCTCTCATATTCTCTGCAACTAACATCGCATCTTCATCCTTCGATAGTTTACATCTAAAGTACATAAGTTTTTGTTTCTCTAACAACTCTTCAATCAAGTCAAGTTGTTCCAACTCATCCTCTTCGTATCCAGTCACAGAGGCAAAAGCTGTATCAATAATACTACTTGTGATTAAGTCTTGAAGTTCTTTGATGTCCTCAAGACTGGCTTGAACCATTTCTGAATCAAAAAACTCACTACTAGAATCAAACTTCATTTGACAACAATCTCCTTGAGTGTTTGTTTGTACTTTTTAAGGTTAATATTATTTAACAAAAACGGCTTGTATTTGTCAAGTTTCATACTGACGGTTTTCCATACAAAGTCATCTAACTTTTCATCAAAGTCTTTTTTGTATCCAAGCATACCATCCAGTATCACTAATGTTTCTGTTGTAATATTTTTCTTTAAGTGTTCTTTGATGATGATGGGATGTTTACCGTTCTTACATTCAAACAAAGAGTTAAAATCTCTGTCACTGCAAATCTGCATCATCTCTTGTTTAAAAAGATAATTTAAACTTTGTATCTTTTTCTTCCAATCATTATACTTGTCTTCGCCTGTCTCTATAATCTCTCCTATCCACATTCTTTGTGGGTCATCACATTGAGAGAATATAGCAGTAAAGTAATCTACAATATCTTCGTCTTTCTTTTGACGAGACATCTTTTCAAAAAAATATTTATCCTTTCTCTTATTAAATGATGTGGTAGTTGCGTTTGTCTTTCCACCATACTTAAAATAATCAAAGTTATCCTTCGTAAAATGATTCTTGAATGCTAGATAAGTTCTGTAGCAGTCAAAACCAGTCATAAGGGCAGTTTTGCTCTTGAGGTACGTTTGAGATAGTTGAGTTCTGTTGCTTCCCATTTCAACTTCTCCTTGAGTGGTTTTGAAATGAGTTTGGGGACGGATTCAACGTCAATGGCATTTTGTTCACAATAATGTACGATAGCATCAATATAACCTAGATTGTCATCTTTGACAATAGCCTCTATATCCTGTGCAAACTGTGCTGAACAGAGAAACTTTTCTTTAAGAGCTTTGTTGATGTCACCCATTAACCACCATTCGGTTTTTGATAAATTCTTTAACATATTTGACCAATAATTTAATGTAATCACCTTTGTTTCTTTTATCATAAACTTTGACCTCACCGTTTGGTGTGACCATGATTGTGATAAGTTTTTGGATAGGAATTCCAGTCAGTTCATAATACATACAGGCATATGCAACCTCTTGAACAAAGTATTGTTCAATCCATTCTTCTGGTTTAATCTTCTTCGAGGTCTTAAAATCAATAACAGCGAGTCCACCATCGTATTCAGCGATGCAATCAACTCTTCCTGCCAGACCAAGGTATTCAGAATAAAGTGTGCGTTCTATTGCGTGTATCTTCCCTATCTTATCCAGACTAGACTTAGCACTGTGAAACATAAACTGAGTCAGTGGTTGGTAATCCTTCCAATCTAACTCTTTGTTCTCAAGATAGGCTTGTGCAGCTTCATGAAAGTCCGTGCCACGCCGAGTTGCCTCTTTTGTGACACGATCTGCTTCTTCATTCCCGACTCTCTTTCTCCATTCACGAAACACCTCTCGATTATAGAAACTAGTAACAGAGGTGATAGAAGGAACCCACTCATTGCTGGGTAACTTATATAGGCGAAGTCCGTCGGTCTCTTTTTTCTCTAACTCTAAATCACCTAAGTGATTCTCAACAATAAACATTAAAATCCCATAGCCATTTTACGAACAAGATATTCTCTTACAAGACCAGAACGAACAATATCATTGACATTAAATTCAATCATTGCAAACTCTTGAGGCATTTGTTCGATTATCTTCATGAAGTCAAGAATGCCATTCTTTTCGTTAGTTTTTTGTAAGTCTGTTTGACTTGCATCACCGCAGAACATGATTTTAGCATCCTCTCCTACTCTTGTTATTATACTATCTAATTCATGAAAATTCAAGTTTTGTGACTCGTCAACTAAAACAATCGCTTGGTCAATCGTTGTTCCACGAATGAATGATGTACTCCAGAACTTGATAGTGTCCTGTTGTTTTAGATTACCATATAACATTTCAAAGTCTGCATCAGTAGGCATTTGAAACATATACTTCACCATGTTCTTGTATGGTATCTGATACAAGAAAGACTTGTCCTCATGGTCGCCAGGCAAGAATCCAATCTCTCTGGTTGATACGAGAGACCTTACAATATAAAGTTGATTATAAGGAGTATGTGGGTCAAGAATATCTTTCAATGCAAGATATAATGCAACGAAAGTTTTACCTGTTCCAGCAGCGCCATAGGCAAAAATGTTTTTACCCTCCTTGTAGTTTTCAAAGAG